CCTAGGTGTTAAGTCAGATTCAGCCGCCGCCGAAAGAAATAAGCAAAAATTAGAAGAACTTAAAGACCTAGATGGATTCAGGAAAATTACCGGATATGTTGATAGCTTGAAGAATCTAAGACTTGTGCCGTCAACTGCGGAAAACTCGACGGGTGGTTCATTTGTATTAGAGAAAAAGATTCCCGGAGCATTTAACATAATGGAGGGCGACATAAGAACACCCAAGTATGAAGCTGTTCAATACGGTGATCCAGAGGCGGAAATGATTGCCGGTCGACCGGGATCGTATTCAATCTTTGGAAGCACCGGTATGACAAAGCAAGAGGGTCAATTCCCGGGTGCAACTATTCCTCGTCGTCCCGAAGTTCCTGTTGGTGACACATCTAGTACAGTTTCTCCTAATATGGATCTTAACGATCCAGCAGGTATATTATAATTAAATATGGCAAAGCAATATTCTGTTTCTGAATTTGCTAATAACATTCGCTCCAAATATGATGCCTATGGTGACGTTGCGGACGATGTATTAGTAGACCAATATGTAAAGAAGTTTCCTGTTTATGAACAGAACATTGTCCGTGATACGGATGATGTAATCATTGACGAGTCAGTTGTTTCTGATGATGAATTAGTTCTCCCTGCTGTTGAGCCTACACCGGATCAACCCGAGGCTATGGTCGAGGAGACTCCAATTGCGAGTGCCGCCGAATACATGGTAACTGGTGGAGATCGATTGTCTGGTATGGGACAAAAGGGTCCTATACAAGTTTCGGATATGTCCCCTGAGCAACGTGCTGAGTTTAACCGGATGTATGAGGAGCAGAATACTATAGGAGAACCTGATCCGGACACCAGAAGGGTTTACAATACCCTTGGAGACGAAGGAATAACTCTTGATCAGATTCCTAAAAATATTATAGCAGGAGGAGTTAGATCTTTAACTGAGTCTGCCGCAGGTCTTGTTACCTCAATGGCTGATATGGGACTGACTAGTCCTATGATGAATCCTTCCGGCGGTCTTTCCCCACTTTCTCAACCCATCGCAGAATCAGAGAGAGCAGAAATCAGGGCAGGAGGAAGAGAGATTGGCGATAATCTAAGAATCCTAGCTGATAAAATACCCAACAAGTTGGGTGTAACTCCTGAGATGGAACGTAGTAACGTTGGTCAAGTTCTTCAGGGGGTTGGTCAAATCGCTACACAAACGGCTACTAGGGGTCTTGACTATCCCTTTAATGCTTACTCACAAAGTGTTCGTCGGGCTGAAGAAACTTTTGATAAACCTTATGCTGAGTTCACTGATGAAGAGTATGCACAGGTGCTTCCTGCTCACGTGTTATCAGCCGGTGCCGGATTTGTTCTTAATAGAGTTGCCATAAAGCAACTGGGTGCAACCAAAGCCGCACAATTTTTTAACAAAAAGACAAAGCTCGATGGGAATACATTGGGCAGAATGTTCAAGTCATTTGCCGTAGAGGGAGCTGAAGAAGGCACCGAAGCTGTTATCTTTGAAACGTTGGCTACGGTCTTTTACGACCAAGGAAATGAAATATTCTCAGCAGAAAACGTAGAAGATTATATCCTTAATGTCATGATCGGTGGTTCAGTTGGAACCACATACACCGGAGGAATGGAATTTACCGGAAGTGTATTCCGCACCCTGTCCCCCGGGAAGGTAGAAGAGGTCAACATAAATAACATCGGTCAAGCTAGCCCTGAACTTATATCATCGCTTTTATCTAAGCCAAGATTCAAGGTAGTATACGAAGTTGCCGGAGGAGAAACACGTGAGAGTGTTGTATATGCTGAGACGGAAGCTGAAGCTCTTGAGGTTCTAAGCGGTGGGCTAGCACAACAGGGAGAAATACTCACGACTAAGCCTGTTGAATACACACCAATCGTAGCAACTAAAGCAACCGCAAAAGAGGATATTAAACCGGGAGACGAGTATGTCCCTGTTACAGCTCCGGAAACTTTGGACGTAGAGAACGTTGAGGCACTTGCTAATACTGCTCGTGACCGCATTGACCTATACGGAGAAGAGGGATTGTTTGAATTTGTAAAGGAGGTAGATGTCATTGAGGGTCCGGAAGCCGCCGCTTATGCTCAGGCAGAAGGCGACAACTACATTAATTACAAGCAGGCTAATGAGTTCGATGTAATAGAAAATATTACCGCAACTGACACGGACAACAGCACGGTTAACGAATCAATAGCCCAAGAGAAACAAGCTGAATTACGTATAGCTAAACTTAAAAAGTTTCGTGCCGGCAGAAAGTTCTTGAAGCTAGAGCAACGTAAGGCTGATGCAGAAAATAAATTGCTTGATCTTGATAGTCAATTAGAGGATACCATAATTGCAGTTGAAGAGGGAAATTTAACTTCTAGTGAAGCATCACAAGTTAGGACTAGCATAAGGCAACAAAAACGACAAGCAGAAAAAACTTTGCAAACGGTTGATGCCGCTATTGACGAACAATCTCCCAAGGTTATCAAGAGACTTCGTGATGATGTCCGGGTAAGTGGTGGTCGTTCAGCCATTGGAAGACTAATAGGCGATCAGCTTGAGCCAGTATCAGAAGTATTGGATCGTATCGATCCACGTATAAAGGGACTGTTCCGCAAGTTTGAATTAAACGTAGGAAAGAGAACCCTTTCATTTGCTGATCGTGTAGCAAAGGGCAGTAGGATTTTAACTAAGTTAAAGAAATCTAACAATTTAGATTTTCGTGAGTTGGCACGACTGATAACACTGGATCCCGATAGCCAAGAGTCACAAGCTAACAGTGAATTACAAAGTGAAATAGATGCGGCTCGTGAGGCTGAACGTCAAAGACTCGAGCAAGCTGAAGCTGAGGGCATTGATCCTAGCCAAGTTCCGGTAATTCCCGTTGGCGAAGTAGAAATGGTAAACGGAATACCAATCATAAATTCAAATGACTCATCGCCTAACTCAACTGCTGAAGAACAGCACACGTTAGTAGATCAGTTTGGTAATGTTATCAATGAAGGCACACGTCTTCCTTTACCTCGTCAGGAAATTCCTGAAGAGAGCCGGGCACCTATCTCGGGTATCAGGGGTGCCAAGCTACCAAAGAATTTATCTAAGGCTAATGTAACCTATCGTAGTCGGGTTAAAGTTAACTATGAGAGTGATGTTGACCGGGCACTGTATATAGTTCGACCTGACGGAACAGCACCAAGCAAGCAACAGTTCATGGACTGGCTTACAAATACCTTGGGTGTTAGTAAGAAAGATGTCATGGAGATGAGCCGTGAGGTTGTTGAAAAAACAAGAGCCGCAGGCAAGATAGCCTTTCGTGATGGCATGAACAGTATTAACATGGATGCATCTACCCGATTGGTAGAAGCACCTCAGTCCGACACATACCTAAACGATCTATCCGAAAATGCACGTAATGCATTTAAATTTGTTCGTGTTGCATTCCCGGACGTGGAAATTATTGTAGGCGGAACACTTGCAGAGACCCGGGCTAATATAGTTCAGACACTCAAGGGCAAGATCGGTTTAGCTGAAGCTACTAGCCAAGCTGAACAGTTTACCGACATGGACAATGGTGCCGCAATATTCAAGGGAGGTAAGCCTATCGCCCTTGTTATTAATGATGCACAAGCTAACTCAACTACAGTAGCACACGAGGCTTGGGAACTAATTCTCAATGAAGCCTTCCGTGGTAATACCAAGCGGATGAGGGAGCTACAGCAAGCTGTTGATAAGCAGTTACGTCAGTCCGGCTTCGGTGCAATGGCTGACAATCTTGCGGCATTTGCCAATCAATACGATGGCGATGTTCGTTACTCTGAATACTTGGCTGAGTTCGGGGCAACGTTAGTCGAAGGTGGATTTGATCCAAACAATTTAAATCAAAAGCAGAAGAGCCTATTGAATGAGATTAAGAAAATCATCAATGGACTTTCTCGAGTGTTAGTAGGCAAGCCAATGTTCTTGGCTGATGCTACTGCTGATAATGTCATGGCTATGTTTGTTAACGTAGCACATCAAGTTTCCCGGGGTGATCCAGAAACTACATTTAACATGGCTCAGCAAGAGCTTGACCTAGATGGTGACATTGAAACTAAGAAGCAGTTGGATACCCGGCTTACAATACCCGGAGAGCAGGATGTGCCCAAGGCGGAAGTTATTCCGATCAAGGCAGGTGCAAGTCCCGAAGCGGTCATGAAACGTGTTCGCCATTTGGTCAACCAGTATCCTAATGCACTTAGTGATCGTAGCCAGTGGGTCGCACTTATGTCCCGGATTGGTGGGGCACGACAAGTTAACCCAGACGGTTCAGTTTCCATTCCGAGATTCCCCGAAGGGTTGGGTCAGCTTACAACAGTAGAGGGTGTCAAAGAACAGTTAAAGAAAGTCACCGATCAACAACGTAAGCTAGCAACGGAAGGTTTAAAGGGCGGACAAGAAATACGTAAGATGTATGAGTCCGGCAAGATGGATGAAACTGATACAGGATATTACTTCTTGTGGAATATTTTATCTATTGGTATTAGCCCCTATCCTCAAGAGTCAGCATTCTTGCAGGCTCTAGACAATGACATAGGATCATGGATCGAGGGTGCATCAAAGGGAGAATTTAACCTAGACGATTATCTCGCTTGGGTGGACACAGCACTGCCCAAGGGACTGCCCGGATCAGGAGCCAAATCTAATCTCAGGGCATTTGGTAAAAACTTTTTGACCAAGGCGGCACTGAGAATCGAGGGCGGAGAGTTCAACGGCATGACAAGGCTCGAGGGCTTGCATCAAATACTATCTGACAAGGATACTCCAACGTTAGAACTACGTAACAAGTGGCAAACATTTGCTACTAACATGAGTTTTAATAACAAAATCTTTGACTTCATTTTACTTACTACCGGCAGGCAAGACCTGTATGTAATCGACCGTGTCAGGACAGATGACTTCTGGGACAAGACATCTATAGTCGATGAGCTTCAACCTGTTGACGACAAGGGCAGGATCCTTACCCCGGATAAGACTACCCTGTATGACGGTGCTCCATTCAAATATGGAAAGAGTAGTGGTGCAGGATACTCAAGAATACTTAGTGATATATCCGGACTCATTATTAATGAGGTAGCTACTCGTCAGACCCGTGCAAACATACAACAAGCATACAAGGAACTAGGGGTTACTAATACTCCTGACGTTGGAAGATTCCATTGGGAAACTTGGGTTGCTCAATCAGCACAAGAGGTAACACACGGTTCCATTGATGCCGTGCTTCAAATGAAAGATGCCGGAAATATCTTAGATGCCGGTGTCCGGAATGGAAAGTATGGAGACTGGAGCTTTAACTTTACGTATATCAAAAAGAAAGGTGAGCCTTTTAGTTTTGAGTTTACAGATAACGATGGTAATGTTTATGTGTTTGACAACATCGATACAATTCAACAAGAAATAACAAATCAAAATACAAAGAAAACCTACGACCCTGAAAACAGGTTCATACTGAAAGATAAAAATGGCAACATCATCAAAAGGAAAACAAGTAAATCCGAAAACCTTAGCAATGCTTGGTATGACGAATCAGGCATCGACACCCAAGCCTACTTCGAGTATCTCCAATCGAAAGCTACCGAAGTCCGCCCGTCACCTGATGTCGTTGAAGATCAGGGCATAGTAATTAAGCGGCAACGTAGCACACCCAAACCAATCGAGGGTGTAACGTATGTTGATGAGTCCGCTAATCGGATACTCAACATAAGCGAGGACGACAAGCAGGAATACAGAAACATTGACCCGGCTACCGGGCTACCCCGGACCAAGCGACACAGGAGTTATACCCTGAAGCCGGATGCTATGCAACTTCAGGAGTTGCAAAGAGATCTGGCAAAGGATCCTAACAACAAAGAGCTACGTCAAAGGGTAGATGCTAAACGTCAGAGCTATCGTGAGAAGGCTGGACTTGTCCCGGGATCTCCATTCGTAGAGATGCCTATCACTCTTTACAACGATGTTCCCGTTCCTGCTACATCCAAGGAAGTAGCTTACACCGTGAGCAATAAGACTGCTCATAACAACATACCAATCGTTGGGGTTAACACTCAGATCGAGGACGGTGTCCCGGTTGCTTTACGTTATGATGTCAATGCTTATGAGAACTTCAAGACTTGGGTTGTGTCCATGCATGACGGGACCGAACAGTCCGGTGGTGTCATAGGCTACGGAGGATTTGCTAGAATAAACAACGTTCAGTTCTTCAGTGTGCCAACCGCCGCAATGAACATTGCCGCCGGGAAAGCTAAGGCTCCTATAGCACGTATGTTTGGTAGTTTTGTAAACGATACTGCTGACAACATAGTCAAGGAAGCTAAGCAGTTTATGAAAGAAGATGGATGGACACAGATCGGTATGAATCCGGAACGTGCATCTTACTTCTACAACAAGGGCACGGGTAAGCCAATTATATCTGCTGACCAAGTTGTTCAGGTTGGTTCGTTAGTCCTAGCCAAGAATGCAGTAGAGGTAAACGTAGACAATCCACGTGTGTATCAAAAGTTTAACAGTGATAAGATAACAGTTCGATTCCAAAAGAATAATCCGAATGTTATTAATCCAAAGAAACGTGCTGAGTTAATCGGTCGAAGGGACGAACTGCTTCGCAAGCACGACCTATACGATTGGTTCCACAGTGATGTTCGTGGTGTGCTAAATGAATTGTTTGACGAGCAGGTAAGGCAGGGGACAGATGTAGAATTTATACGTGACTACTTTCCTAGAGCTATAGATGACAAGGCGAAGCTAAAGAAAAAGCTAGGTCTATCCGACAAGCAAGCTGATGCTATTATTAGCCGGGTCAATGCAAACAGAAAGGACCGTGGTCTCAACCCACTTGATGCAAACCAAGAAGCTATTGCTATTGAGAACTTTGTTCGTCGTAACTTTAATGCTCTGCCTGCTGGTGCCAAGGTGCCGGGTAACATTAAATCGAGGGACGTTGATCTAATCTCTGACGAGATGCTTGACTCATATGTGGATCCGGTTGAGGCACTTAACCGATACATCCTTGATGCGGTTACTGCCATTGAAACCAAGAGACTTATTGGCGGAATGAAACCAATGGAGGGTGAGACTCAGGTGCCAAGTGGTGCACTAGGGAAACGTATGAACGAGCTTCGACGTGCCGGGCAGTTATCCGATGGAGACTTCCAGCAAATCACCGGTATGGTTCGTGATATATTCTCGAGCAAGAAACCAGAGGGCAAGATAAGTAAGACACTCCGTATGGGGTCATACAATACCTTACTAACTAACTTGGGATCTACCTTAGTTCAGTTAAAGGACATTGCTCTTACACTTTACCGGTATGGTTTTGTTGACACCGCTCGTGGATTTGTAACCAACAAGGTTGCACTCGAGGATCTGGGTAAGGCTGGTAAGAAAATTACTCAAGAGCTAGAGACAATGGACGAAGGCTACCTTGGTAAACTATTCCGTGCCCAAACATTCATTACTGGATTTTCGGCAATGGACAAGAAGATGAAGACCGCATCAATCAATGCGGCTTATCTGAGTATGCAAAGGGCGGCACGTTCTGACAAGAACTCTCCGGCTTACAAAAACCTAGTTAGTCACTTGAAGTTTCTTCAGGGTGATCAGTATATCTTTACGATCTCCGGGCTGAAGGCAGGAACAAAGAACGACTACGTGATTGAGGCTATATACAATGAGCTTGCTGATGTCCAACCAATAGGACGTTTTGAAATGCCGTTGACATACAACCGCAATCCCGGTAGCCGGATATGGTATAACTTACGTTCGTTTCAGATCAGGCACTTCGCCTACATCCGCAAGGAAACTCTCAACAAGGTTATCCCTGAGCTAACTACCGGCAAGAAGGGCAACTACTTGGAGAGACTTGAAGGACTCCGCAACCTCATGCAGATCATGGGCTACATGGTTCTTACCGGTGTGCCGGTTGATGCTGTCGTGGCATGGCTACGAGGTAAGCCATTGGTCATCGAGGATATAGTCCTTGAGAATATGCTACTCGCTACGGGTGTAATCAACAAGTATACCCTGCAAAGTCTTGAACGTGAGGGTCCAACAAAATCGTTCCTTGGTTATGTTACACCTGCACCGATGAGCATATTTGAAACTGCGGAAAGAGTTATGAGAGCTGATAGCTTGGCACCCTTGGCTAAGTTCGCTTTACCCGGTGACGATCTATGGTATTGGAGATATTCTGATGCCGGACGTGATTCGGTTCGAGAGGAACGTCAACGTCTAGCTAAAGAAGGCAAGTATGGAATCAACTTCCCGGGACCTGTTCCGATGATTGATCCGCCTAAGCCTTTGATTGATCCCAAGCTACTAGGCTTCTAGTAAAAAGCCTCACCCCTGAATTAACAAGGGTGAGGCTTACCACACACTGGAGATTTAACTAGGTCTAAGAGCAGACCTCGTGGGCATCACTGCTTTCACTTACTCCGGTATAGATTATATCACTTGGATTCTTTGGTAAGAGCTTCTTTGATGTGGGATTTCTCCTGCTGTAGCTCGTGCCTCCGTTCCTCGAGTCTCTCTATCTGATAGGAAACCATCCGTGATTCTGCCCGGATCAAATCAATCCGGACCTGAAGTCGTTCTATATTAGTATCATTCATCTATATTTATATAGTCCATCTTGAGAGAGTTGTCAAGTATATCCCGGAGGTGCCTCCGCATGAATCGCCCCCGGTTACTCTCCTCTTGGATACGTTTGCTTACACGTTTGATCCCGTGAGTTACTGATGATCTTTCCCGGTTAAGTATCCGGCTAATATTTTCGTGCGAGTATCCGCACTTGTGCATAAGGAATGAGCAGATGTCCCGGGCATAGGATGCCTTCTTTGTTCGACGGGTGCCCGATATTATTTTTACAGTTATGTCACACGAACTGCTTACTGCTTCAAGTATTTTATATTTATTATTCATTAGTAGAATCTTCCTGTTACGTGGTAGAATTTAAAGTATCCGATGGTGCCTCGTTCGCCTTCACGATTCTTAGCTATCTTATACTCAAGGTTTGTGTATGGTCCATTCGAGTCAGCCATCTTTGAATCCTCGAAGTTACCCTGTTGTGGATACATGAGAAGGACAACGTCCGCATCATTCTCAATGTCTCCGGAGTCCTTTAGATCATAGATGTCCAAGCCTCCGTCTCGCTTGGCACCCTCACGATTGACTTGTGCCAACAGTAGGATACCGATGTTTAACTCAAGGGCGAGTTGCTTAATCTTATGAGAGATGTTTGCAATGCCTTCCGCCTTGCCAACCTTCCCGGAATTAAACGGGATGAGCTGAAGGTAATCAATCACGGCTAGCTTTACACCTTGCTTGTCCACTAGCTTACGTAGTTGAGATGCAAGATCCTCCGCTGACTTAACACTATGACTGGTGTATAGGGGCACTGAGTGAAGTGTGTCGATTGCTTCATCAACCTTCTTCATGTTCTCCTCTGATATAACACCATCACTTATCTGCTTGATGTTCACCCCGGCTAGGGTCTGAGTCATTCGTTTAAACAACTGCTTCTGTGGCATCTCCAAAGAGAATACAGCACAGGGTGCATTGTTGTGAGTGACTGACTTGAGTGCTATGTTAAGAGCCAAGGCTGACTTACCGCATGATGTGGGTGCCGCGAGGGTAATCACCTCGCCGGGTGCTATGCCCCGGTTGCCTAACTGCTGGTCGAGTTTACCAATGTGAGTAGGCAATGCATCCGTAACAAACTCCCCGGCTAGCATCCTCCGGAACTCATCCTTAATCTCCTCAGCAGTTGAGCTTAAGTCATTCGGCTTCTCTTGGGTGAAGTGAATCCGGTTAACCTCTGAGTCAACTGTATGCTTAATGTTCTCAGCCAGATCTGACTGAGCTATTATGCTTTCGGTTGCGACCCGGTATGCCCGGTTCATCTTACGTAGGTTCGACTTCTCCCGGACAATCTCTGCATAGTGTTTCATCTGCAAAGAAGTTTGGACCCGATCCATAATACTGTAGATGGATGTTATCCCACCTACGGTATCAAGGTTCCTGTCCCGGGTTAGCTGTTCGGACAAGTGTATCTCATCCACCGGCAGGCTAGCATTTACTAGCTTACCTATGGCATCAAAGATGCATTGGTTCCTATTGATGAAGAAGTCTTCAGCCGTTAGTAATTCGGTAACAGAATTGTAGTTGGCTGGCGAGTCATCAAGAAGACAGCAAGCTATGACGGCTTCCTCTGCTTCTGCATTATGTGGTAGATTTTCTATTTCGTTCATCGCTTAAGATGAAGTCCATAGACCGCAGGCATTGACCCAAATACTTAATATTTTCTTGCTCTTTCTTAGGTATTTTTTGTGTGTCAATCTCTTTATGTAACTTGTTTCCAAGTTGAACTGCATCGTGTATGGCTTCTAATATTTGCATAGTTGTTTTGTGTCTCATGTAGATAAATAAATGTAGCCCCAACACCTTGTCGAGGCTACATTCTATTTTATCATGAAGTTAATTAGAGTCTCGTTCGATCATCCCTAGGCTGATGAGGCTGTAGCCAATCAGGTCCCGGTAGATGTCACGAACTGTGTCCCCTTTAGTATCAAGGGATAACTCTCCGTCCTTGCAAAAGGCTTTAAGCCTTTGGAACTTATCCTGCATCCGGATAGCGACACCAACTAACGGATCAATGCCGAACTCCTCTGACCCATCGAAGTTAGCAAATGGATTGTCACATCCCTTGCCTCCGGTGTAGTCAGAGTTCTTGGCTCCGGTCAGTGCCAGTATCTCCTCGATCTCGTCACGGCGGAAGTCTTCCCACCATACCTTATCGAAGTTGATGTCATCCAGTTCCACTTATTAAAATGGGTCTGAGTTAACGGCTGGACTGCTGTTCTCTACTGACTCATCCTTTGGATTGACAGCCAGTGACAGGAACTTGACACCGGACTTAGCATCTTTCTTCCATGCTTTAATCCAGTAGTCAACACCACCCACGTTAATTGATCCACGTAGATCGGGGTGAGTATCTTTTTCCTTGCGGTCATTGGGGAACAGTGCTCCGCCGTTAGTGTTATCGTATTTCTTTTCCATTATATTAGCTCCTCTAAGCTAGGTGTTTTTGTTTTTGGTTTGTTTGATGTGCCATGTGTGTTCAGGGCATCCGGATCTTTCGTATCATCGATAGCGAACAATCCGTTAAGAGCATACTTCCGGGCATAGCTTGATGCTGACCCGGTGATCTGTGCCTCGTCCATTCCTTTCTTGGACTCAGCCTCACGTGCGAATGCATGAGAAGCTATAGCCTGTTCGGAATCGTTGTCAGCTAGGGTTGCCGAAGCACGAACGTAGACACGTCCGGCTACTTCTACAATCTCATCGCTTACTACAAGAGAGCATCCCCACTCGCCAAGCAAAGGCTTGACTGAATTTAAGATGTCCTCTGCTGATCGGTAGTTGTATCCACCGAACTTATTTGTCTGCCCCTTGGGGGCTTTAAGCGATCCTTGAATCGCTGATAGCTTAACCCGAAGGTTAGGTTTAGTTACTTCGTCTTTCATTATTTAGTGTATATGGTTTTAACTAAGGTTCGATACAAGGCTGAACGATCATTCACATTCTTGCAACAACTTATTTCACTTTTTTTCGCACCCATCTTTTGTAGTGCAAACTCTTGCTCCTCCTTGTTGAGGTTCCGCTTGAACCTAGAGGTTAATTGTTTGATACCAACCGGGTGAAGTATCCCGGATGCCGGTGCCTTAAGATACTCAGCTATGTTCAACAAGACCTGCGGTAAATCCTTTGGGTTACCCCGGCAAATACTGCGGTGAATGTTTTCAATCTTACCCAGCATGGTGTTAGCTTCCCGGCTAATCACCGCCCTGATCTCTCCGTTGAGATGATCGTGGTCAACTACTAAGTCATCAGTCACCCGGTTAAGGATAGGGCACCTGCCCGGGGCATTCTCTTTTCTCCATTGGGCTAACTTGTTTTGGGGAACGTAAGTCATTAGGATGAATGGGAAATTTCCTGAACTGATAGTATGGTAAGGGTTGCATTCTTCTTGGTGGTGCAGTTGCCCTGCTTGTCCGGCTTACCCTTGCACACATATCCGATTGCCTGCCCGGCATCACGTGCCCACTTCTCCGTGCAACCAACGTAGTCCTCCGGCATATCGCCGTGCTTATACTCTATCCTGTATAAGTTCATAGCGGAAGGTGAACATACTGTTTGCCATCGTCCCACTCCTGAACCGTTAAGCCAGTCAGCTTCTTCTGTAGTGCCGGGAACGTAAGGAAGTGAGGGTCCTGTCCCTTGAAACAAAAGGCTAGGAAGAATCCGCACTCACCCTTGAACTGTTGCTCGAACTGAGAGTAGATGAATAGGTCAATGAGTTTAAGGCGAGGTGTTCCCTTCACGTGTATCCAACTCAACTGTCCCTTGTCGTTCTCAATAAGGTAGTCCGGGATGTGCCTCATCGTAGGATGAATCATCCAGAACTTTTGGATCTGATCCTGCTTCTCGTCGAAGCCAGTCCGGTAGAACTTAACTCCTTTCCGGGTGCAGTAGTCCTCGAACACGTCCTCTCCTACTCTGCCCTTGCATCTGTTTTCGTATGTATCTTGTGCGGTATTATTCATATCATTCAATGGTTATCTCTAGGTCAAAGTCATCAAACAGAATAATAAAATTCTCTGATTGCATACCTATAATGTTATAGTCAACCCACTCCATGGCTTCGCCTTCGTCCATGCCTTCTACTACAAAATGATTAAGCAGTTTGCCGTAATCATAGATCAAGTATCCCCGGACATCTGTTCCGATTATACATTCATCCAACCCGTCTAAGCGGATCGGTTCTTCATTTAGGTTATCATTCGGTGCTATCATAAATTACATTCGGGTTAGCCAATAAAGCTTGGATGCATTCTTAAAAATTTGTATCCCTTTATCGCAGTCCTCCGGTGCCCACTCCTTGTGGTAGTGCTCGCACGTATCGCTGTCAACCACTACACTTATGCAAGCGGGCAGGTAGTCCAACTTGTGGTGCCGGCGAATGATGTCCGCCTCAATGGCTAGCTGGTAGCAGTCCTTCGGATAAGTCTTAGCCTTACCCTTAGTATTGGTCCGGCACTTGTAGTCAGCTAAGAATACTAAGTCGTCGCTGTCCTTGCCAATGAAGTCAATCGATCCGGCGGTCTTCACCCGGTTACATTTAACTAGGTGCTCAGTAGCTAGAGGTGTGACTCCCTCATTCTCAACCCAGTCAAGGAAGGCGGTGGCATGGTCGCTCCATGCTGTCTCAACTCTTGTCTCTCGTCCCGGCTCAAGGTAAGTGTGCTGAAGCTGATCCTCTATCTCCTTGTGAACGGCGGTGCCGAAGTCACTTGAATACATTATGTCCCCGGTTACCGGGTGCTCCCGGGTGCCATAGCAAAGCTTCTCTAGTTCCTGCCAAGGAAATGTTGGGTGCTTCCGGGCTAGGTCAGTGATCATTCGGGGTCGGTAGATGGCATCAAGGAAAGGGTCTTTGATAAGTCCTAAGATGGTGGTAACGGATGGGTAAACTTTGCTTTGCTTACGTGCCTGTGCCGGTGTGGTCACATCAAGGCAAAGGAAGGGGTCTTGTTTGCAGTCGTAAAAATGAGCCATGCCTACATGAAGCATGACTCATTAGTTACTGTCAACCTATAACTCATCCATCTCAATGATGTGAGTGAGGCAGTCCATCAATGACTGACCCTTCTCGCCGGTAAATAATGCGAGACCATTCCTCCTCAGCTCCCAAGTCAAACCGGGCAAAGGGTGAACTGAGATTTCATTGTCGTTAATATATTTGATTGCCTGCTGTGCACTGATGGAAGGCAAGGGCATCTTAGGATCGAGAACATACTCATCTCCTTGCTCCAACTCTCCGACATAACAATCAGTAAAACGTCCCTTGCCTGTTAGCTTGGACACCATCTCATCCTGAGCCATCCGGCTCGCTCCCCCTTCGGGGTATGTGTGTAGTTTTATTCGCATAATTTTATCCTGCTGATACTAAACATTCATATTGAAAAGGGCAATCATCATCGTCTCGATAATCATCTACACACTTCATGACTAGACCATCATTGAAGTTCCATACTCTCTCTCCCTTGAACCCCATGCCCGGCTCAAAGTAAGTAAGCTCAAACCTTAGAGTAGGAAAGGCAGAAGACATAGCAATCGATACACGATTGTTGAACGTCTCCCATGCCGTGTTGAATTGGTAAGAGATTTCCCCCTCACCGTGGTGGTCTTCGTCCATGAGCACACACTCGTAGGCTCCCCACTTGGTGCCCCAGTTGTTTGTGCACCAGTCGTATCCCATTGGCTCGCCCGTTGCTAGGGCTGAGTAAGGCATCAAGAGTTCCTTGCCCCTTCGACCAAGGTCAGGGTGCACGAAGTGAGAAAGCTCCAGATCGTTTACGATCTCAGGCTTGTCTGATCCCTTCCAGTGCAGTCCAGTTCCCCTTGAGAATCGGATGAAGTCTTTGATGGACGGGGAGTCTCCCCGGATTACTAGTTCGTTGGCTACGTGGTTAGGCATTAGTTGAATTGGTTGATGATGATTTGAACTGTGATTAAAACCAAGGCTCCTAGTGCAGAGCAGGCTAAAACTATTGAAGAAAAAAGGACAGCATCTCCGCCCTTGTATAGGTCTTTATCTTTTTTGTTATTCATAATTTAGTATGTGGTTTCTTATGTGACCCATCGGATACTCCGACTGGGCTTCTTATGTATCACCTCGTTTTGAGGTGGGTGTCAAGCCTTAAGAATAATTTTCTGAACAGAAGACTCCAAGCTCCCGAATGTAGTAATGATAGTGATTGGTTCCGACACACTCCCTTAAGATAGGGTAGTCATTGTCGGATGCCTTGCGGAAATATGACCGCCATCTGATGGCTTCCTCATCGCTACTTGAGTGAGGGTAAAGCGACAGGTGAGTGGTTGCTCCCTTCTCAAACTTGCGGGCTAAGTAAGACTCTTCAGTGGTGTAGTTCCACCCGTATTTTGGTGCCTCAGCAAAGTCTAAGTCTTCCTCAAAGACCCGAATGATCTCGCAGGTATCGTTGTCATCAGTCAGCCAGACGTTGTTGTTCTCCTGCTTGATGACGGTGCCAAAGATGTGAAGGCGATCCTCGAAGCGGTCGCACTCCTTGTTCCTTACGTGGTGCACGTAGTCCCATGCCTTGAACTTAGGTGATGGCTCGGGCTTGTCCCAGTGCGACTCGTAAACTTTACGAACGAACTCTATGGCGGCGAGCACCTTCTTGACATGGAGGTCAGAGCGGTCATCTCCCAGCACGGATACCTCCGCTTCGGTGGTGATTATTTCGAGGGCTTTAACTAGTTTTTTGTTCATTATATTTATGTGGTTTTATAGGTGAGTGTTTATAATACGTGAATAGATTAGTGAGTGTCAAATTAATTTTCAGTTTTCTTGACCTCCCTAAGATTGTCTTCGGTGTCAAAGTAGAAGTCAGTCCAGTGAGAGGTGCCACCAGTGGTGACTCGGGTAAACTTTTCTCTCAGTGAGATGACCTCAATCTCCTCGTCTGAAACTGATTTAACTTTAGCGATAATTTGCGATACGTTGCTCATGATTTTGAACCCCCATTTGCTTCCCAGATTATATCTCTACGTAGCTGTCTGTTGGTCGCTAGCTCGTGGGCTTTGGCTTCCTCCTTGGCGAGCCAGTCAAGGCAACGATCATATCCCATCTCTATCAGTAGCATACGGGCAGGGCTAGCCTCCTCGTCTTGCTTAAAGACAACCTTACTTAGGTCATCTATCAATGCTATGTTACTGCACCCGTAGTAGTTCGGGTAGTTCTCCTCGAGGAAGCTAGAGTTTTCTGTGATCAGTTCAAGTGCAAGTTCGGCACGTCCCCCATCCATGAGGTCGTTGCTGTCCCGTGTGATTTCGGTGTATAATTTTTTGAATAGTTTTTCGTTCATAGTATTAGGTGCTGTGTGTGTGGGTTGTGGGTGCCCCCAGAATGGGGGCTGACCCGTTGTGAGTGGTTAGACATTCGTGATCAGATCAAAGGCTTTCTGAGCCTCTCTGGATGCCTTAAAGATAAGCTTCTTGTCCGCCTTGAGCACGTCCGCCCAGTTCTTAAAGTAAGCTTGCGAGTTATCCTCAGTCTTAGCAAAAATGCCGTGAGCATTTGAGAGGAAGGAAGCGGTCAACTCAGCGACCAGTTCCTCCTTGGCATAGGGGTCAGACCCGAAGCTTGCAGGCTCGAGGCGGTCAAGCCGTGAGCTGTGCCCCGTGCTGTGTGCCATCTCGTGGAAAAACGTGTGGTAGTATTCCGCTGGGCTATTGAACTGAATGATGATTGGCATCGTGATGCTATCGAGGCTGGGATTGTAGCAGGCACGACTTCCGCCGTGTCCATCTGTGCCGATACCTTCGTCACCTATCCAACGGCAAACTGTCTCGTTGCAGGCTTTGAACTCGGGTTCCTCGTGAGGCATCACGTCACCCGTTACAGCAGGCACCTGCTCGACTTCCTCCTTGAGATCGGTCTGATCTTGATTGAAAGCGGTTGAATATTTTTCATACATCACCTTCTTGATCTTGCCAGCCCGTGCCATAGCCTCGAGTGTTGCCATGCTGTGCGGCTTCCCCGGTATGAGCTTTTTGCCCAGTTTACCACCGGCACCATGTTGGAAAAAGAGCACCCCCCAGTAGACCACGGGTGTGCCCTTCTCCCCTTTTTGAACCATGCCACCCTTATCTTTCCATTGCTTAAAGGTGCCCCATGTAGTGGACTGAAAGCCCTGTGCATTAGCTTCCATCCAAAGCATCAAAGTATTGATGCCTTGATACTGCCTGCCTGATGAGACATTAACGGGAAATTGCCCCGTCATGGCACCGCCTGCACCGTTGCTTTTCCACGGTTTCGTCCACGGATTAGTGCCCTTTTCTAGTGCCTCAATGAAGCGGTTTGTAATGGTTTCGTGCAGGTCGATCTTTGCTTTTTTAGTGCTCATATTTAGTATTATTTAGTGTGTTATTCAGTAGGTTATAATTAGATGATGGATTTAATATGGTGGATAGAATGTGAACAGTCGATAACAAAATGAGGGTCAACCAGATTTAGTGATTTTTCTGCAAGAAATACAAATAAATGAACATACCATTACCAATGACTTATGCAATTGCTATCAATGACTTATGACTTCTATCAACGACTTACGTAATATCTTATAGCCCTTAATGAGCCGTCAATGCCCCTCTAACCCGTCCGATTTTCAGATGGCACCCTACCCCTCGAGGTCAGACGGGAGCCGTCAGAGGCGATGCCATACCTAATGAGATTCAGTCGCAGTAAGGGTTATTGAGAGTCAGTCTCATCCTATATTCACCCCCTAAGATACTTTCTTTATAGGAGAAATAAATTGTTCCACGTGGAACATTAGAATGATTCTTAGGTGCTACTGAGTCCCAGTCTCATTAAAACTACAGCCCGACTTTTTGCGACCCTGTCTCATTTGGAGTTCGGTGCCTATTGATATTGAGTCTCAGTCTCATTGCGGCGACATGGGGGGAGGGGGTCAGAATTTTTTGCGGCGATGTCTCTCTATATACATAAACATGGGTATAAAAAAATATGCCACTCATAGGTTTTTGGACTTGACAGCCACTATCAAACAGGTGATACATAAGGAGTTCTCTTGATCATCATTACTCTTTCTCGCCTACGGCAGAAAGGTTTCTTATGTACCACAGGTGTATTGTATCATACATTGGGCTTGACACCTAAGTGCTAGTATAGAATACTTTATATTAAATGGAAGAGAAGGAAGAGTTAATGCAGGAGATAACCACGTCCATTCAGGACATATCTGAACAGAAGGAGTTCAGTAAGCTGAATAGTCTAAGTAGGTTTGCACCTGAACGGGTAGCTAAGATGCTATACCTGTATGCCACAGGATCTAGTCAGACCCGGCTAGTTAAGAAATACGGCTTCGATAGACATACTGTCATCTCAGTTCTTACGGACTATGCAGATCACATAGGTAAGTTCCGGGAACTGTCCGGAAGGATAGCCGCTAAGAACTACTTAGATATGTCCAGCTTAGAGGAGGACCTCATTGAGATAGTCCGGGACCGGTTAGAATCCGGGGAACTAGAAGCTACGTTCCGGGATCTTAAAGAACTTTCAATAGCTAAAGCTAATGCCGCACGGGAAGCACTGACCGCCCGGGGTGAGGCAACCAATATCACCGAGGACCGGAAAGTATATACCCAAGAGGACTACGAGGCTACCGCCAAGGCGGCAGAGGACCGGATCCGGAAACTGAAAGAAGCAGAAGTTATTGATGTCGATTAATTCAGAATACCATGAGGATGTACACGAGAACGTTCGGGCTATCTTATCCGAGCACTTCCCGAACTATATGTTCATAGTAATGAATGATGACGGAGAATTGTTCTATGACTACACTAACTTGCCAATCGGCAAGATGCTAATGCGAGAAGTCCGGGAAGAGCTAGAGGTAGACGAGCTTAACTTTGAATGGGTAGAGGAAGACGAAGACGAGGATATTTGATATGATATACGACAACCAAATACTAACGGAGGCAGAAGCTAAGGAAGTTTCGGATACCGTGCTTTCATTGAGTGATTCATTCACCAAGCGAGGATTCTTTAATACACTTGGTGCATCAGTATACTTAGATGACTTAATGGAATATGCTGGGCTAGCCGATAAAACAAACCCAGTGCTTGAAGCTAACTTTGGTCAGTTATATAAGAGCTTAATGAATCAGATGTCAGAGCTAATGGGTCTACCCGTTGAGTTCCACCCATACGGGGCACTACCCGGATTCCATATCTTTGGAAAGGATTCCGCCGGAAAACAAGGACACACCCACGAGGACAAACCCTACCGTAGGATATACTGGTCAGAACCATTTGAATCTCCGTTTTCATTTACAATAGCTATTAATATTCCGGGCAAAGCAGGATTAGATGTATGGCTGGATAATGACACGGACCAACCTCAATACGTTGACTACAAGCCGGGACATATGTATTCGCACTTCGGTCATATCCTTCACCG